GGAGCGTCTAGCGGTCTTTTCAACTCAGGATCAGGTTTTCCTGTGGCCGCCAAGTCAGCTTAATCGGTCGCTTGGCCCGACCGGCGACTTTGTTGGCAACCGGCCCATCCTGCTAGACGACGCGACTTACTTTCGCGACCCGCAGACCAATGTGTCCTACGGCATCAAGCTGATCAATCAGCAGCAGTATGACGGCATCGCGGTCAAAACGGTCACGTCGACCTATCCGCAGGTCATGTTCGTCAACAATACCTACCCGAATATTGAAATGTATATCTACCCGGTGCCGTTGCGGTTGCTGGAATGGCATTTCATCTCGGTCGAGGAACTGACGCGCCCGGCGCAGTTGGCGACGCAGCTTACGTTCCCGCCGGGCTATCTGCGGGCGTTCCGCTACAATCTGGCGTGCGAAATGGCCCCGGAATTTGGCGTCGAGCCCTCCGCGCAGGTGCAGCGCATCGCCATGTATAGCAAGCGCAACCTGAAGCGCATCAATAACCCGGATGACATCATGGCGCTGCCTTACAGCATCGTTGGGACGAGGCAAAGATACAACATATATGCTGGTAATTATTGATTTATCAATGGCTTATATGGTGCATGTCGAATGATACAGACGTTTAGCTTCGACATATTTGGCGTTAGCTTCTTCGGGCGTTTTATACGTTCCGAGGTAGATATGCTTTTTATTTACTGCTATATAAGCTTGCCAATTCTTGCCGTTTCTGGCTACGCCCATAAAGCCAGAAAGATTTCCTTTCTGCGGCTTTCGTCTATTTTGCGCATTTCCAAATGCCGTTGTCGGGCGCAAATTGGCTATGCGATTATCGTCGCGCACACCGTTTATATGATCCATAGGGCCATCCGGCAAATATCCATGCACATAGAGCCAAGCCATTCTGTGCGCTTGGCGTTGTTTGCCCTTAAAGAAAAAAGTTATGTAGCCATTATGGTGGCGACTGCCGGCTATGTCGCCAATTCTAGTTCTTTGCGCCACACGTTTTTTCCATATAAAAACGCCTGTGTCTGGGCTATAATTAAGCGCGTCGCGCAGTTCTTCTTGAGTCATGCAAAGCCTCCAGCAAATAATTCGATTCGAGGTATAGCATGGTAAAAACTCCAATACTAGGTAGTAGCTACCAGTTACGTAGCCCCAATGCGGCGGATAGCCGCATGGTTAATCTATACCCTGAAGTCATCCCCGAAGGCGGCAAAGAGGCCGCATGGCTTCAGCGCGCGCCAGGATTGCGCGCGCTTACACAGCTTCCGACCGGCCCCGTGCGCGGGCTGTGGCAGTATGGCAATTATGGCTACGCCGTCGCGGGCAGTCGGTTATATCAGATCAATAGCGATTGGACGTATATTGATCGCGGTCAGATCTTAGGCACGGACAATTCCACGACGCAGCCCGTCAACATGGTCGACAACGGCACGCAAATGTTCATTGCGGCCGACGCCAACGGCTATATCTACAATAACACCGACATCACGCTGACCTGTAACACGACCAACACAAGCACGACTGTCACCACGGCCTTTACCGGCGCTATCTGGGTTGGTCAGCCCGTGTCAGGGTCAGGCATTCCGGCCAGCACGACGGTCGCCAGCATCACGAACGACACGACGTTCGAACTGTCTCAAGCCGCTACGGCGACGGCTTCTGGCGTTACGCTGGCCTTTACGCCGTTCTTAGAGCAGATTACCGATCCTGACTTTTACGGCGCGGTTGGCGTCGGCTTTCTTGACGGCTATTTCGTCTTTAACGAGCCTAACAGCCAGCGCTTATGGGTGACGGAATCCTATAACGGCACGGCGATTGATTCGCTTGCGTTTGCCAGCGCGGAAGGTTCGCCTGACGATCTTGTCACGCTGATCGTCGATCACCGCGAGGTCTGGCTGTTCGGCGTCAATACTGTCGAGGTATGGTATAACGCCGGCACGCCGGATTTTCCGCTTGCGCGTATTCAAGGCGCGTTTAACGAAATCGGTTGTCTTGCCGCCTATTCAGTCGCCAAACTTGACAATGGCCTATTCTGGCTTGGCCGTGACGCACGCGGTAACGGCGTCGTTTATCGGTCTAAAGGCTATTCCGGTGAGCGCGTTTCGACGCACGCTGTCGAGTGGCAGATCCAGCAATACACCGATCTTTCTGACGCTGTGGCCTATACCTATCAGCAAGACGGCCATAGCTTCTATGTGCTGAATTTCCCAACCGCCAATACGACGTGGGTTTACGACGTGGCGACGGGGCTTTGGCACGAGCGCGCTGGCTGGGAAAATAACCAGTTCACGCGTCATCGCGGCAACTGCCAAATGAACTTTAGCAGCGAAATCGTCATCGGCGATTACGTTAGCGGGTTTCTTTTCGCTTATGATCCGACCGTCTACACGGAAGCCGGCACCGTTCAAAAATGGCTGCGGTCATGGCGCGCGTTGCCGACCGGCGAAAACAATCTGAAGCGCACGACGCAGCACAGCTTGCAACTTGATTGCGAAACGGGCGTCGGTCTTAACAGTAATGACTACGGCTTGCTCGGCACGACGTATCTTATTACGGAAGATTTTAAGAATATCATAACCGAAGACGGCGACTTTCTTGTGTCGTCGCTCAACCTCCCGGCTCCTGGTATCGTTCCGCAGGTCATGCTGCGCTGGTCAGACGACGGCGGCCATACATGGTCGAACGAGCATTGGAAATCTATGGGCCGTATTGGCCAGTTCGGCTACCGCACGATCTGGCGGCGTCTCGGCATGACGCTCAAAATCCGCGACCGCGTTTATGAGATCTCCGGCACAGATCCGGTGAAGATCGCCATTATGGGCGCAGAACTCATAATGAGCCCGACAAATGCCTAATCTTCCCAACAACACGCTCGTGCCCGCCGCACGCGTTCCAATCTGGGATAAGGTGACGAACTTTGTCACCCGCGAATGGTATCGCTGGTTCTATAACACTTACATCGCCGTCGAAGCTGGCCGGCGTTACGGCTCGTTCTACAGCACAACGACGTTTACGCCGGCGGTAATCAATACGGCATACGCGATTACGTTCAACAATACCTATGAACGCGCTGACGGGTCTGAGTTGGTTTACGGGGTTTATGTTGGCCCTGTCACGTCGCAGATATTCGTAGATAATACGGCGACGTATAATTTCCAGTTTTCGGCGCAGTTGAAAGAAACCGGCGGCGGCACGAAACAGATTTATATCTGGCCGCGCATAAATGGCGTTGATGTAGCCGATTCTGCCACTAACGTGACGCTTGCCAATGGCTTGAATGCTGCGGCTGTCGCGGCGTGGAATTTCGTGCTAAACCTTCAGGCTGGCGATTATTTTGAACTGATCTATTCGGCCAGTAGCACAAACGTGTCGATTCCGTATGTGGCGGCGTCTAGCCCGGTTCCGGCAATTCCTTCGGTCATCCTGACCGTAACCAGTTGTGTAGGTGGATAATGGCAGTCGTAACTCCTACCCCAAAAGCCCAATTCTTTTACGCGAACGGCACGCCGCTAGTTGGCGGTAAGGTCTATACCTACTCAGCCGGCACGACCACGCCGCAAGTGTCCTATACGGATTACACCGGCCTGACGCCCAACGAAAACCCGGTCATTCTGGATTCGCGCGGCGAAGCTAATATTTGGCTGGGCGAACTGTCCTATAAGTTCCGCTTGACCGATGAAAACGACGTAGAGATCTGGACGGTTGATTACGTCACGGCCCCGCTCACCTCCGTGTCGCCAGTTCTGTCCGGCAACGTCACAATCTCGACGGACTCGATTGGCCCGGCGCTGAAGGTTACGCAGATTGGCACAGGCAACGCGATTGTTGTGCAGGACGAAACCGATCCTGATACGACGCCGTTTGTCGTCACCAACACCGGATCGGTCGGTATCGGCACGACGGTGCCGGCGACTAAACTGGCCGTCAACGGCACGATCAGCACGGACACGATTGCTGAATATACGTCTGCCGCCGGGGTCACCATTGACGGCGTTGTCGTCAAAGATAGCGCTATTGCGGGCGATTATCTGCGCATCGCGGCTAAAACCGTGCAGGCTACGACGACCGGCACATCAGTAACTTTTAACAGCATACCGAATTGGGTGCGCCGCGTTACGGTCATGTTCAATGGCGTTTCGACGGATAACACGTCGCCGCTGTTGGTCAAGCTGGGCACGGGCGGCGGCATCGCCAGCACGGGCTACGCCTCGACGGGCGCGCGCTTAGCAGCCGCCGGCACGACGGTTGATAGTTCGACGGCTGGGTTCCTTATCAATAGCACGTCCGCCGCCGACGCTGTGTCTGGCACGCTTGTAATCAGCGCGGTCGACCCTGCTAACTACATTTACGCGGCCGATCATACGGTCAAAGACGGAACAACGGCGGTGATGACCGGCGCGGGTAACGTGACGCTTGGCAACCTCATGACGCAGCTTTCAATCACCACTGTGACCGGCACGTCTAACTTTGACGCCGGCTCTATCAATGTGCTGTATGAATGACAACGGATATTGTAGACGATAGGGATAGGGCGTTAGAGATCGGTTACAGAGCGACCGATTGGCCCGACCCTATTGATTACGCTGAATATCTAGGCATTGCCGCAAGTTGGCAGGTCGAATTAGTTGTCAGAGACGGCGAGCCCATCGGGGCGGTATTTAGGAAGGACGGCGAAACGCATGTGTCGATCCTTCCAGAGTGGCGGCGCAAATGGCTGTCGCCGGGTTTGTTAAAAAAACTTCTGGCCGGCACTCGGCTTACAAGTGTCGAAAAAGGCCATGAGTTCATGTATGGTATATTGGAAAGACTCGGCTTCCAACGGCAACCCGATGGAACGCTAACCAGAGAGATCTAAAATGGGCTTCAGTTCCAGCTCACAAGCGCAGCAGCAGGCCACGCAACAGGCTATGATGATTCAGGCCATTGCGGCTCAGCAGCAGGCCGACGCCCAGCGCGCGGCTGAAGCTAGGGCGCGCGAAGACGCGGTAAAAGCCCAGCAACAGGCGCAGGCTGCGCTTCAACAGGGGCAGGCGCAAGCCGTCGAGGCCCAGCGTCAACAAGCGCTTCTTGGTGGCACGGCGTCGCTGCTAGAAGGCCGCGCGCGAAGCGAAACGGCGCTGCTTGGCGGACGCCAGTTAGCCGAAGAAGCCACAGACATCGGCGCGGCGCGAAGCGCGGCGGCGCTGCGCGAATCTGACGTTCGCCGTGAGGCCGTGCTGCGGCAGGCGGAAGCCCAGAGGGCAGCGCAGTTACAGGAGGCCCGCGCACTGGGCCTAGGCTCTATTCGTGAGGGCATGGGTCAGGGCGCGAACGCGTTGCAACAGTCGCTGGCGCAGGGGCTTGCCAGCTACGGTCGCGGCATGGAGCGCGGCGCGGGCGCTATCCAGACTGGCATGGGACAGGGCGCGGGCGCGGTAAATGCTGCGCGGGCAGCGGCGTTAGCCGACTTTGATAGAGGTCTTGCGCAGGGCACAGGGGCTATTCAGACTGGCATGGCGCAAGGCGCAGGCGCGCTTCAGGCGGGGCAGGCCGGTGCTCTTGGCTCTTTAGGTGACTACTATACTAGAGGCGTTGGGTTTCAACAGCCTTATATGGCGGCTGGCGCAGACGCGACTAATCGTCTTGCGGCGCTTTACGGCGCGGGCGGCGAATACACGCGAGATCCAACATTAGCGCAGCTTCAAATGGATCCTGGCTATGCGTTCCGCACGGCGGAAGGCATGAGAGCATTGCAGTCGACGCTCGGCGCGGGTGGTATGCGTCAGTCGGGCGCGGCCATAAGGGCCGGCCAGCGTTACGGGCAGGAAGCGGCCAGCCAAGAATACCAGAACGCCTATAATCGTTTCATGGCCAATCGTCAGGCCGTGACGCAGGGTCTTCAAGGTCTGTCGTCAGGCGGTCTGTCAGCATCCGGCGTCGCGTCGGGGCTGGCGGGTCAGACGGGCGCTAACATGGGTCAAGTCTATACCGGCACGGCCGGTAATTTGGCTAACCTATACGGCGCGGGCGCTACAAGTCTTGCGGATCTTTACGGCCAAGCCGCTGCGGGCCGCGCTGGAACTGAAAGCCAAGCCGGACAGACTCTTGCCAGCCTTTACGGCACGGGTGCGGGTAATCTTGCGACGCTGTATGGCCAGACGGCCGCAGGTGAAGCCGGGCTTCAGGGTCAGACGGGCCAGAACCTCGCCAACCTTTACGGCACGGGCGCGGGCAATCTTGCCAATATCTACGGCTCGACCGGCGGCGCGCTGGCCGACGTGGCGGGCCAGACGGGCGCGGCGCTGTCGGACATTTACGGCACGACGGGCACGAACCTCGCCAACATCTACGGCACGCAGGGCACGAACCTCGCCAATCTCTATGGCACGACGGGCTCTAACCTCGCCAACCTGTATGGCGGCACGGGCGCGAACTTGGCCAACCTTCAACAAGGCGTGGGCGGCTCTCTGGCCAATATCTACACGGGCACGGGCACCAACCTCGCCAACGCCGCGTTGACAACCGGCCAGCAACTTGGCGCTAACGCCATGACGCTCGGCCAGAACCTGTCTGGTATTCAGGGCGGTCTGGGTCAGGCGCTGGGTCAAGGTTACGCCAACATCGGCACGATCCAAGCGCAGCAGGCGATGGCTCCCATTAACATGATGGCGTCGCTTGGCGGCCAAGCCATGCAGGCCGCCGCAATGGCGTATGGCGGCGGCCTAGGCGGTGCGGCAGCAGCAGCTAAACCTTTTGGGTATTATGGCCCGCAACCGGCGCGTTGAGGTTAATTATGGCCGTTCAATATTCTCCGCTTCCTGAGTTTCAGATGCCTAATGTGAACCTGCTCGGCGCGTATGCGCAGGGGCAAGCATTGCAGCAGAACGCGCTTCAGCAGCAGCGTCTTCAGCAGCAGATGGATCTGGCTGAACGCGCGGCCGGCTATACGGCCAACCGTGATCTGCGAGAAGCTGAAAAATTGCAGACTGAGGAACGGGCCAAAGCGTTTGAACTGGCGTCGAAGAAGTATGACATGCTGGTCGGCATGTCGCCGCGCTTGACGCCGCAGAACTACAAGGCTTGGTATAAGGAAGTGACGACGGCGTTTCCGCCGGCAGCCAGCGTTCTTAATCCTGAATATGACCCTGAGCAGGTCAAGCTGATTCCGTTGCAGGCGGCCGACATGAAGCCGCAGCTTATTCAGCAAACGATTGGCGGCAAGACGCGCTTGTTGCGTGCCGGGCCTATGGGCGGCGGTGAAGTTGTGCCCGGTTCGGAAATGTCGACGGAAGAGTTCGTGCCTATTAAGGGCGCGGGCGACGCAATCGTTGGCTATCAGTCTAAGTATGGCCGTCAGGTTCTGTCGCCGGAAGAGTTTCAAAATAGCGGCGACTATATGGGTTACATGGCCAGCCGCGAAGGCACGGGCAAAAACCCGCGCTCGTCGGCGCAAGGGCCGGGGCAGTTTGTCGACAGCACGTTTGTTGACACTTACCGCAAGGTGTTCCCGCAGCGCGCGCAGAGTATGTCGCGCGATCAGATTTTGGCGCAACGCGGCACAATGGTCGACGGCGTGCCGGTTGAAGCGCCGATGCTTGAGGCGTTTACGGCTGGCAATCAGCAACGGCTGAAGGACGCCGGCTTTGCGCCGACTAAAGGCAACACTTATCTGGCGCATTTCCTTGGCGCAGATGGCGCGCTTGACGTGCTGGGCGCGTCGCCGGACACGCCCGTGTCGGAACTGTTGTCGCCTAAAGCTATCAAGGCTAACCCAAAAGTCTTCGCCAAGGCCAAAACGGCTGGCGATCTTATCAAGTGGGCCGGCGGCGGCGACAACATGCCGACCAAGATGGAGCCGCTTGGCACCGCTAAGCGTCAGGCGCAAGACGCAGCGCTCAACATCATCGCTGATCTCGACATCAGCCCGACCGGCGAAGACCGTGTAAGCAAATTGATTACAGGCTCAACCGGCGGCGCGATTCCGACCGCGCTGTCGGAAATTCCGCGCGCGTTTGGTAAAACAACGTCAGGCCGCAAGGC